TATTCCCCCCCGTCCACCCCCTGAATACCCTAAGATTTTTCTTATGAATACCCTTGGGTCCACCCGATGAACGGTATCCCTAGGGGTTGATCCTGGGGTTAGTCTCATGGTATCCTAGGGAGGGGCTAGGGGCTATACCCCTGGGGATAGGCCACCCCAACGTTAGCCTGGGGGATTCTGGGGGGATATTCCCTAAATACACCGGAGGATAAAATAGACTTTTGGGGTACTCTTAGGGGCTATACCCCGGATCAAAGGCCCCGTAGGCTATACCTTGTGGTATATTGCTGGGATAAGAAGAACTAGACCCAGGATATAGCGACAAGAGGGGTAGTCTTAGGGTATACCTATAGAACCCGGATCAATAGACCTTATAACCCCATTACCAGTAACATAAGAAGGGTAGTCTTAGGGTATACCTATAGAACCCTATCCATACCGTTCGTCGGGTAATCAGGAGGAATTCTTAAGAAATATCAAAAAGTACTTGACAGGGTATTCAATTTGTGGTATAATAGATCTATAGGCACTTAAGATTTATCTTAATTTACTTATTACTTATTAAATACTTAATCTATAGATTATCTTAAGATAGTCTTAAGAACCTTAAGAAATTCCCCTTTCCAGCAAAAAAAATAATAAAAAAGATGAAATTAGGGGTTGACAAAAACCCAAAAGTGTGGTATAATAGTATTATAAGGTTGAGAAATTAACCTTAAGGGTGCTTAAGATTTCCTTGGGATGTAGCTCAGTTGGTAGAGCAGGTAGCTGTTAACTATCAGGTCGTAGGTTCGAGCCCTACCGTCCCAGCCATTATGGCCCATTAACTCAGCGGTAAGAGTGCTCCCCTGTCTAGGGAGAAGTCTGGGGTTCGAATCCCCAATGGGTCGCCAACAACTCCTCGTAGCTCAGTCTGGTTAGAGTGCCTGCCTTGGAAGCAGGAGGTCGTAGGTTCGAATCCTACCGGGGTGACATTAGAGAGATAGGAGCGTGCGTATGTCAGACGAAAAGGTTGTCTCGATTGGTGCCGCTCCTCTTTCTGCCAAAGAAAAACTAGACCTTTATTGCGAAGGACTAGCCGATGGATTAAACAAAACCCAAGCCTATGTAGCCGCTGGGTTCTCCCCCAATCATGCTCAACGCAACGTTGCAGCTTACCATCGGAAACATGCCGAGTACATCAATGCCTTTATCTCAGAGCGAATCGGGAGTCACGTCCCTATGGCGCTCCGTGTGATCGTCTCTATTGCAGAAGATCCAAATGAGAAAGGTGGCATCCGCCTCAAGGCAGCCCAGGATATCCTGGACCGAGGTGGCTTCGGTGCTAAGCAGAAAGTGGAGCTTACCACTAAGAATGTGGAAGATATGTCCGCAGAGGATCTGATGAATGAAGTTCGACGAATACTCGACGAAGAGCCAGACTTGGCTAAAGTCCTTTCTTTCCCGACCGCTTGACTTCCTGAGTCTTATTAAGAAGCGAGAGGGGTTAGTACTCCAGTGGTACAAAGACTCCTTGGGATATTGGACCGGAGGCTACGGCCACCTACAGCGTCCCGGAGAGGATGGACCCATCACCCTAGCCCGAGCAGAGACTTGGCTAGAGAATGACAGTCAGGCAGCCTACGATGCAGCCCAACGGCAAGTGTCTGAGCTGCCTTTTTGCACTCCAGAACTATTCGATGCCCTAGTGAGCGTTAACTTCCAGCTTGGTACAGCATGGACTAAGAAGTTCCCCAAAACGTGGAGCCTTCTGAAAGCCGGGGAGTTCGACAGAGCAGCTTGGGAAGCCGAGGATAGTGCCTGGGCTAAACAAACTCCAGTTCGCGTAAGGGACCTCCAACGAGCCCTTTGGCGAGCATCTACGATAGGTAGCACGGTGACTTAATGGATACCCAAGAGCGGTTGCGTAACCTAGTCAGAGAATTGGCTGAGCGGCAGAAGTACTTCCGCATGAACCAGTACACCCCCTATGGGTGGCAAGAGAAGTTCATTGCAGCCTCTTCTAATTGTGCTCAGCTACTGGCTATGACTGGCAACCGCTGTGGTAAGACATACACCGGGGCCTTCATCATGGCCTGTCATCTTACTGGTCGTTACCCTGAGTGGTGGACTGGAAGAAAGTTTGACAAGCCAGTGAACTGCTGGGCCGCAGGGATCTCCACAGATACTACTCGGGACATTCTCCAGTCTGAACTATTAGGTGATTGGAAGAACCCCGAGGCATTTGGCACTGGGATGATCCCCAAAGAGGATATCGTAAAGACTGAACGTAGGGAAGGCAAACCCGGATGCGTCCAAGCTGTAATGGTAAGGCACGTATCTGGGGGTTTGTCCTCGCTAATCTTCAAGTCCTACGAAATGTCCCAAGACAAATTCATGGGTACTGCTATTGACGTCATCTGGCTTGACGAGGAGTGCCCCAAGGACATTTATACCCAGTGTGTAACCCGGACGGCTACTACTGGGGGTATTGTCTATCTAACCTTTACCCCAGAGCATGGTCTCACGGAAATCGTGAAGGACTTCCTCCAGGATCTTAAACCTGGTCAGTTCCTGATCCATGCAAGCTGGGAAGATGCCCCACACCTCAGTCCAGAAGTTAAAGAGCAGCTACTCTCGGTATACTCTCCAGCAGAACGCAGGATGAGGGCTGAGGGTATTCCTATGCTCGGCTCTGGTGTAGTCTTCCCTATTCTGGAAGAGAAGTTCGTATGTGAGCCTTTTGATATCCCGGATCACTTCCATAGGATCATTGGTATCGACCTGGGGTTTGACCACCCTAACGCTATTGCCTGTGTAGCCTGGGATGCAGAGAAGGACAAGTATTACCTGTATGATGAACGAAGTGAATCTGGCGAAACCCTCGGTATGCACGCTGATGCTATCTACCTCAAGGGTGGTCACCAGATCCCTGTTGTAGTCCCCCACGATGCGTTTAAGCATGATGGAGCTACCTCAGGTCGTCGCTTCGTAGACCTCCTGAAGGATGACCACAACCTCAACGTTGTTTATGAACCCTTCAGCAACCCCCCAGGTCCTGATGGTAAACACGGGGGTAACTCTGTAGAGTTTGGTGTCAACTGGATGCTTACTCGTATGGAGAATGGGGATCTCAAGGTATTCAATACTTGTACTAACTTCCTCAAAGAAATGAAGATGTACCACCGTAAAGACGGCAAGATTGTGGATCGTAATGATGACATGATCTCAGCAACTCGGTATGCCCTTCTGATGGCTTCCCGTCACGCTCGTCCCGGTGCTGTACGAAACAGTGGATACTACAGGAGTGATACCTCAAGGTTGATCCCTGATTGGTTTGGGAGTATTGTCTAAATGGCTAAGCGTCGTAAGATCAAGCCTATGGATGATGAACAGGTACTTCGTCATCTAGACCAACTTGTGAATGACGCTCTAGACTTCAACTCTTCGGAACTATCCAAGCAGCGTTCTGAGGCCCTAAAGTATTACTTTGGTGAGCCCTTCGGTAATGAACGCCCTGGTAAGTCCGGGATTGTATCTAGGGACGTCCAAGAGACCGTAGATTGGATTATGCCTTCTCTTATGAAGGTGTTCACGTCTGGTGGTCAAGTAGTTAAATATGAGCCTGATACTGCCGAGGATGTTGAGCAGGCAGAGCAAGAGACTGAGTATGTGAACTACCTCTTCATGCGTAAGAATGAGGGGTTCAAGGTAATGTTCGACTGGTTCCAAGACACCCTCATGATGAAGACTGGGGTTGTTAAGGTCTACGTGGAAGAGGTATTAAAGCCCACCTTCGAACGATTCTCAGGACTCTCTGAGGATATGGTAGCTGACATTCTGTCTGATCCAGATACCTCTATCCTGGCCCAAAGTGTAGATGATGATGGCACCTACACTATTAAGATTCGTAAGGATAAGAAGAAAAGGGAAATCAAGGTCCTGTGTGTTAAGCCAGAGAACTTCCTGGTGGATAGACTAGCGACCTGTATCGATGATGCCCGATTCCTCTGTCACCGTGAGAAGTACACCGTAAGTGATCTCCGACTCTTGGGGGTTCCTGAGGATGTTATCGAAGAACTTCCATATGATGAGTATGAGTTCTCCGATAGTCAGCCTGAGCGCCTAGTCCGGGATAATTTTGATATGACGGGTCAACTCCAGTATAACTCTGGGGATGACGCTGAGGCTAACCGTGAGGTATGGGCCTCTGAGTGCTACACCCTACTGGACGTAGATGGTGATGGTATCTCTGAACTCCGCCGTATCCTCTATGTAGGTGATTACATTATCAGTAACGAGCCTTGGGATTGCCGTCCCTTCGCTGACCTGAATGCCTACCGTATTGCCCATAAGTTCCACGGGATGAGTGTCTACGATAAGATCCGTGACATTCAAGAGATCCGTTCGGTACTCATGCGGAACATCATGGATAACATCTACCGTACCAACCAAGGTCGTTCTGTAGTCTTGGATGGTCAGGTTAACTTGGAAGACTTGCTGACCAACGAGGCGGCTGGTATCGTCCGAGTTAAATCCATGAATAGCATCACCCCCCTGGAGACTCCCCAGTTGTCCGGGGAAGTCTATGGGATGCTTGACCGCCTTGAGGCAGACCGGGGTAAGCGTACTGGTATTACTGATCGTACTCGCGGATTAGATCAGAACACCTTGCACTCTAACCAAGCGGCCATGAGTGTTAACCAGTTGATGACTGCGGCTGAGCAACAGATTGACCTGATTGCCCGGATGTTTGCAGAGACTGGTGTTAAGCGTTTGTTCCAACTTCTGCATGACCATGCCATTAAGTATCAGAATCAGGAAGAGGTCTTCCAGCTACGAGGCAAGTGGGTTTCCGTTAACCCTGCCAACTGGCGAGAGAGGTCTGACCTGACTGTTACTGTAGGTATTGGTAACATGAACAAAGACCAGCAGATGCTCCACCTGATGCGTATCTGGGAAATGGCCCAGGCTGTAGTCGGGGGTGGTGGTCTCGGGGTCCTTGTCTCTGAGCAGAACCTTTACAACATCCTTAAGGAAGTCACAGAGAATGCTGGGTACAAAGACCCGGATCGCTTCTGGACTAACCCTAACTCTCCCGAGGCCCTACAAGCCAAGGCAATTCGAGAGCAGAAGGAAGCCCAACCTAAGCCTGAGGATATCAAAGCTCAAGCAGATGCCCAGCGTGCCCAATCGGATGCGATGGCTAAGCAAGCTGAAGCTCAGATGAAGCAGGTAGAGGCTCAGATCCGTCTGGCTGAGATCGAGTTGAAGAAGCAGGAGGCTGTCCTCCAGCAACGAGAAATGGCCCTTAAGGAAGCTGAACTACAACTTGAGCGTGATCGTTTCACTTGGGAGCGAGCTCGTAACGAAGCGGAGTATCACCTTGAGGCTACTCAGGCTAGGGCTGCCTATATCGGTGACGGTAAGGTGCCTGAAACTAAGAAGCCCACTAAGGCAGTGAGGAAATAACCTTGGGAGAACGTTTTGGCTATAGTCTAGTGCTGACTGATGCAGCACAGCAGATGGTACGTGAGAACGTTCTTCCCGAGCTTTTCCGTATTGTCCAAGAGGAGATTGAGGGCGAATGGAAGGCTACGGCCCCCAAAGATAGTGAGACTCGGGAGGCGATATACCACGAGCTCCACGCCCTCAACCGCGTACAACTTCGTATCCAGGCAATCTTGGATTCGATCACCCTAAAGGAGTATAAGTAATGGACCTTGAGAATCAAGGCATGGATGAATTCGAGGCAGCGGAAGCCTTTGGTGAGTTGCTCGGTGATGACCTCCTGGCCCCCGGTGATGAAACCGTAGATGGTAAAGTCGTAGGTGAGGAAGAAGAGGAAGGGGTTGAAAAGGAAACCCCCGAGGGTGAATCTGAGGATGAGCCTGAGGAAGAGTCTGAGGAAGATCCTGAAGGTGAATCCGAAGATGAACCTGAGACTGATGCTGAGGATGACCTCTCAGAGAAACTCTTTGAGATTCCGATCGGGGATGATATTTATGAGGGCAACTTCGAAGAACTCAAGAGTGGTTACCTTCGTAATGAAGAGTTTGTAACCCGTCAGGCTGAGTTAGAGGAAGAGTATGCAGCTAAGCTTGAATCAGTTGATGCTGAACGTGCTAATCTATTGGCCGAGCTTGAGCAGTATACTGTTACCGCTATCGCTGGTGCTAATCAGTATGATAGCATAAACTGGGAGCAGCTTAAAGCTCAAGATCCGGAGAAGTATCAGAAGCTTCGTCTAGAGGCTCTTGAGGCTCGGGATCAAGCCCAGGCACTTATTAAACGTCGTAACGATATCAAGGCTATGCAGGAGAAGCGAGCCGAGATAATCCACAGCTCCTACATCAAACGTCAGACAGAGTTGGCTAAGAAGCTGATCCCTGAAATGACTACTGATGAGACCTGGGGGGATAAGATCGTAGCTTACGGCAAATCGATTGGCTACTCCGAGGATGAAATCCGGGGTATTGCTGATGCCCGCCAACTGGCTGTACTTGATGCAGCACGTAAGTGGGCTGAGTCTCAGGTCCGTCGCAAGGCTGCCCTAGAGAAGAAGGAGGAGACTGAACTACCTGCTGCTGTTAAGCCTGTAGCTCGTAGGGCGGAAGCCTCAGAGGGTTCTAAGCGGGTTAAAGCTGCCCGTGCTAATCTGAGGAAAGATCAGTCGGTTGAAGCCGCTGCTGCTCTCTTCTCCTCTCTCGACATTTTCTAATAGAAGGAAGTACATTATATGGCAACTCCAACTAATGCCGTCTCCACTGTAGAGATCAACGGTAAGCGCGAAGACCTTATCGATATCATCTACAACATCGCTCCCTATGACACCCCGTTCATGTCGGCTATCGGTAAAGGCGTAGCAACCGCTATCACCCACGAGTGGCAGACTGACGAGCTCCGTCAGCCGGGTAAGAACACCCGAGTTGAGGGTGAGGATGCAACCATCAAGGCTGGTAGCTTCACCACCATGCTGAACAACTACTGCCAAATCTCTGACGAGACTCTGCAAGTCACCGGTACTGCGGATAAAGTCAAGAAGGCTGGCCGTAAGAACGAACTGGCTTACCAATTGGCTAAGAAGTCCAAAGAGTTGAAGCTGGACATGGAATACGCCCTGGTTGGTGCCCCTCAGGCTAAGATCCAGCGTAACACCACTACTCCGGGTCAGATGGCTAACATCTTCGCCTACTACAAGACCAACGGCTCCCTGGGTGCCAACGGTGTTGCCCCTGTAGGTGACGGCTCGGATACCGGTACTGCTGGTGATCTGCGACTGCTGACAGAAGATATGCTCCTGAACACCTCGGAGTCGATCTGGCGTAACGGTGGTCAGGCTAACTCGATCCAGACTTCTAGCTCGATCAAGAAGGCCATCAGCAAGAACATGAAGGGCCGTGCTACTGAGATCACCCTGGACGCTTCGGATAACCGCATCGCGCAGACCGTAGACGTCTACGAGAGTGACTTCGGTAAGTACACCATTCGCGCTAACCGTTGGTTCCACGAGAACACCCTGTTCGTCTTCGATCCGAAGATGCACAGCCTCTGCTACCTGCGTCCGTTCTTCCAGCATGAACTGGCTAAAACCGGTGACAGCGAGAAGCGCCAACTCTTGGTTGAATACACCTTCCGTGTAAACAACGAGAAGTCCGGTGCTCTGATCCGAGACGTCGTAGCCCAGCTGTAATCTAGAGGGGCCCTTCGGGGCCCCAAGTTTTCCTATAGGAGATCATCATGAGTATCCAATCGACTTATGCAATTGACGAAGACCTTGGGCTCTTTATCCGAAAGGATACTCAAGATGTTGAGTCAATCCTGTCCGCTAACGCCGAAGAGCGTCATTCGGGTGTAAACACTAACCGTAAGGATAACCTCCGCAAGGTTGCTAGTATCCCGCTGGTTGTTGTAGAGGCACTACGGAATCGTCCAATGGCTGAGGGTGGCCCAATCGAACTTAACCTGATTGGTTGCGACCCTGACCATGCCGCTCGATTTACCCGTTGGCTTAACGACCGAGACAACTATCGTATGCGGACCTCTGAGGCACGGGTATAATAATGGCTACGATTAATAACGTAACTGATCTCGCTATTGCCGCAATCCAGTGGTCTGACCGTCAGGACCTTACCCAAGAACTTCTGATGTTGTTCATTGGCAACACTACTGACCGTCTCAACCGCCTCCTGCGGGTACGTGAGAACGAACATTTTGAAACCCTGATGGCCTTTGGTGGAGGCATCGAGATCCCTGAGCACTTTGTTGCCCTTCGATCTATCACAGGGGATGCCTTGATCGGTGGACGTACTCTCCAGTACATCACCCAGGATGTCTTCTCCCACTATGTTAATTACAACTACCAACCCCAAGGTGTGACTTACTACACTCGATTGGGGAACTTCTGGCGAGTATACCCTGTTGTTCCTGACGGTGCCCCGTTCATTGTGAACTACTGGACTGTTCTCCCAGAGCTGAGCTTGGCTAACCCAACAACTTGGGCCCTGACTAAGTACCCGCAGATTTACCTCTATGGTGTCCTTGAGCAGATTTATCTGTACACCATGGATGAAGAGCGGTCGATGTTCTGGGGACAGAAACTGGAACGGGCAGTCATGGAACTCCAGAATGAAGAGAATGCCGCTGACTTCGCTAGCACTCGACTGGCGATCAAGGATATCGAACGTTAAGGAGCATCCAATGCCTATCTTTCTCAAAACCCTCGCAATCAACCTCCTGGCTACCCTCTTTCCAACCAAGGTAATCGCTAAGTCCATCGTGACTGGTGCTAAAGCCCTGGCTGAGAAGACTAACTCCAAGGTTGATGACGAGTTTGTTAAAGTCCTGGAGGACAATCTAAAGGAGAAGTCGGAGGATGCAACTACTAACTGATAACTTGGGCAGCATCGTCAGTGCCCTGGTAGTTTCCTCGGTAGTGACGGTAGGTTCCTCGGTTGTCGGTCAGAGTGTGCATCAGGCTCTGCTTGAACGCAACATCCAGGCCACGGAGAAGCTCACCCAAGCGGTGAGCGAACTCCAGATTTCTATGGCAATCTTTGGGGAGCGGTATGTCACCCGTAAAGAAATGAAAGAAGAGTTAAAGGAGGCCAAGAATGGGTCTTGAGGTCGCAACGTATATCGATCAGTTGGTGCCTACGAACCCTACCGGCTCTGATCTGAAGTCCTTTGGGGATGACCATATTCGACTCATTAAGAGCGCCATTAAGAATACCTTCCCCAATATTAACCAAGCTGTCACTGTAACGGCATCCCAACTGAACGCGGTCGCAGACACCACCAAGTATGTTAAACCTGGGATGGTTATCATGTGGGCTGGTACTCTTGCTCAGATCCCAGCAGGTTGGAAACTTTGTAATGGCGTAGGGACAACCTCTAATGGCATCCCCGTACCTAACCTCATCGGAGCATTCCCTTGGGGTATTGATGGTACATCCCAAACTGTAGGTACTCGGGGTGGTAACGCTAACATCGTATGGGAAGGTCTTACCGAGGGCCACGCTCTTACGCTAGCCCAAATACCAGCACACACTCACACTTGGCGTACCCGAGGGGCTACCACCCTGACTGGTTCTGCTGGTGATTCTGGTGCGTTGACTGGTGGTTCTGGTAACGCTGCCAATACCAACCTAGAAACTGGCTCTGCTGGTCAAGGACAGGCACACACCCACGCTGTTAAGATCAACATGCCATTGGGCAACATCCCGCCGTTCTGTGCTGTATTCTTCATTATTAAGAACTGAGGTATAAAATGGCCCTAGAGAGACAAGAGGTCAAGAACCCAACGGGTATCGTGACTGATATTGCACCCGCTGACCTGCCCCTGGATAAATGGTCCTTCGGGAACAACGTCCGGTTTAAGAACGGTAAGGCTCAGAAGGCTCTGGGCCATTCCCCCATCTTTGATACTGCCCAGGCCCCTATCTTGGATATGTTCCCCTTCATTCGGAATAACATCCCATACTGGCTCCTGTGCTCAGAAAAGAGGCTTTACCTGGCAGATGGGACTACCATCATTGATGTGTCCCCAGGTCCATACTCTGCGAGTGTAACCAACCGGTGGTCTGTAGGTTCCTTCAATGGAGTTATCTTTGCTAACGATGGGGTTAACCCTCCCCACCACCTACCACCAACTGAGAGTGTGTTTAGGGTTCTACCTAACTTCCCAGCGAATACAACCTTTAGACGTCTTAAGTCCTTCAAGAACTTCTTGATTGGATTGAATGTAACGTCTAACTCTATTGAAATGCCCCAGATGGTCTGGTGGAGTACCTCAGCTGATGCTGGTGGTGTCCCGGCCTCTTGGGACCCAACGGACCCTACCAAAGATGCTGGACAGAACACCTTGGCTGATACCAATGGTGCTATCGTGGATGGTGTGAAGCTTCGTGACTCCTTCATCATCTACAAGGAAGACTCTGTATACTCCATGCGATACATCGGTGGGCTATACATCTTCCAATTCCAGCAGCTGTTTAACGACGTTGGTATACTCGGACCCAACTGTGCAATAGAGTTCGATGGTAACCATTTCGTTGTAGGCCATGGTGACGTCTATGTCCACAACGGTGTACAGAAACAGTCCGTGATTGATGCTCAGGTCCGTAAGTTCTTCTTCTCGGATATCAACCCGGATAACTACCAACGAACCTTTGTGCTAGCTGACCATGTGAATACTGAAATGTGGGTATGCTACTCCTCGACTCGATCTGAGCCTGGGAAGCATTGCGATAGGGCTATCATTTGGAACTGGAAGGAGAACACTTGGAGTATCCGAGACCTCCCTAACGTCCTAAGTGGAGCCTATGGCATCATTGACCCTAAGACTTCTAACCTCTGGGATGACGACTCCAACCCCTGGGATACCGATACGTCGGTCTGGGGTGAAGGTTCGTATAACCCAGCGAAGTCTAGTATGATCTTCACGTCCTTCCAGGATGCTAAACTCTTCCTCTTCGGGGAGACTTCTACGTTCTCTGGACAATCATTCACGAGTACCCTTGAGAGATCCGATATCTACCTTGGGGATGACCGAATGATGAAGACCGTCAGTGCTGTTATACCTCACATCACAGGCAACGGGGTATGTAATATTTGGGTAGGTAATGCCCAGGTACAAGGCTCAGGTATCCGATGGAAAGGGCCTTACCCGTACCGTATTGGGCAGGACTATAAGATTGACACCAAGCATGTGGGCCGATACATTGCCTTGAAGTTTGACTTCGCCTCAGCAGGTGATTGGTACTTCAATGGATATACTTTGGAAATGGCCCCGAAGGCAGGTATGCGATGAGTCAAAGGTACAGCCCCTCGATTCCGCCACAGGAAGAGGAGGAACTGCTGCCCTTCCTTAATGAGGAATTCGTTAGGGTTGGACAGACTCTCAATGATGTGGCTGATGGCTATTGGGGGGTCTCTATGGAGCCCCCTAAGAAGCTTAAGCCAGGAACGGTTAAGTATTTTGCCCCTGGGGTAGTAGGTCCTGTATCAGGTATCTATTATTATGACTTGGATAACCAGTGGAAACTCGCCGGTACTAAACCCAAGGATCTCCCAGGGGATTTTATCCTATTCACCCCTGCTAATAATCATCAGGCTATGGGCACCTGTGCATACCGGATGAATACAGACAAGGATGAAGTGTGGATTACCCTTCTGGCATCCGGAGGGAATTATACTGACGGTGCTACAGTGTTGGACCTTCCCCAAGCCTATTGGCCTCCTGCGGAACTGTTCATCCCAGCATTTTCCAGTATCATTCCAGCCCAAAGCCAGATCACTTATCCACCACCCTCAGACCCCAATGCACCCCCTCTGGATCAAGTCTTTGATGTTCTTAATCGGGCTACAATCCAAACTGCTGTGGTCAACCAAGCAATGTTTAAGCTTACGGCTAATGGTCGTCTGCTTATCCAAGGAATTCCCCAAGGTGCTATCTTCGGGGGTACGTTTACTTATCCCCTAGTGGTGACTCCATGATTCATTTGATTACTCGTGAGAATATTGACTCCCTTCCTACTGTAGCCCCTGCACTAGCTCGGGCATTCAATAGGACTGACTTGGGTAAGTTCTGGGACTTTGAGCACCTGGTACACTCCTTGGTTAATTACGAGGCCTTTGTCTTCTACCAAGAGGAGAGTGGGTATGCTGGGGTGTTGCAAGTATCCCAAGCCCCTTTGGGCAACATCCTACACTTCTTCTGGAGTGGTAAGATGCCTGGGAACGAAACTCCGATAGACTATTCCGAGGTTGATGAATACCTGGGACAGCTTGCCCAGAAGATGGGCTGTCGGTTTATCCAATGTGAAGGTCGTCGGGGCTGGAAGCCTACCCTTGAGAAGCTTGGGTACACCGAGGACTCCGTAACCTTCTATAGAGAGGTAACTCCAGATGAACTTCCTCCAATTTAATGTTAAACGGCTGATGGGGTTCAACGTAGAGGATGCCCTTGATAGTCGGGCTTATAAGGGTGGTAGTAAGAAGCAAACCACTACCTCCACCTCTACTCCTTATCAACAGGGTAACTATAATGAACTACTCTCGGGTGCCAGCTCTTGGCTACATAATGGGGGCTTTGACCCGAACTATGGTGGTGATCCGAACTTTGATCCGGTGGCTGACCAAAATGCCCTCCAATTGGGTGGCATCGAGGGGTTGGGTAATCTCGGGGGAGCCCTCCAGTCTCTCCTGGGTAGCTCAGGTGTTAGCTCTCTGGCTGATTACCTTGGTCCTTACGATCCCAATAAAACTGGCTTGGCGAACGCCATTGGTGCAGCCAACGAGCAGATGCAATGGGATTTCGACACTACGGTACGCCCAGACCTGCGTGCAGGAGCGACCAATGCTGGCCAGTATGGCAGTTCCCGAGCTGGTGTAGCCGAAGGTATTGCTACCGCTAGGCTGCTCCAGAATCAACAGAATAACGCCTCTCAACTGGCCTTCCAAGATCAGCAGGCTTACAACCAGAACCGTCTGAATACCTTGGGTAACCTTTCGGCTATCGCTAAAGGTCTGGGCTCTGGTAATGCCATGCAGGTTGACGCTGGTTCTATGCTACAGAATCAGGAGCAACAGGAGATCAATGGTGCTCTCCAGAAGTGGGCCTATGAGAACAACGTTAGTCTTAACGACCTCCTCGCCTATAAGGAACTGATCTCGGGTGACATGGGTGGTACTAACGTATCCGTCCCCAAGGGCTCTGGGGGCGGTGGTGGTGGCCTCGGTTCTGCCCTGGGTGCCCTGGGTGGTGCCTCCCTGGGAGCACTCTTCGGAGGCCCCGCAGGAGCTTCTGTGGGTATGAACGCAGGTGGTCGAGTTGGGGGTCTGTTGTTCTAATGGCCTCTTTAACTCAGAAGCTGTTCACCATTGGACAGAACATCGGTGGTGGGCAGGAGCGGGTACAGTTGAGTCGTCAAGGCTCCTACCGCCCTGTCCACCTGGGGTCGGGACTAAGTGAGGAATCTAGTAGTGGACAATCAAACCCTTTTGGCGCAATGGGCGGAGCAGCACTCGCGGCTCTCCTCGGGCAAGGAAGTGACTCTACTCCAGAAACAGTACCAAGCTTTTCTGTCGAAGGGGCTAGGGGAGCAAGCGAGCAAGGCGCAGCAAATGTTGCAGCAGGTATGGGAGCGGGAATGGGCATTCTTCCTAGCGCAGAAGACCTCGGCTTTGGACAACTCCCAAAGTCAGGAATCCTAAGTAAACTCTTTGGAGGTTAATCCTATGGCCAGCATGGCTTATGAAGGGTCCCCAATTCGCCCTAGCATCCTTCGGGCTGCTCAGAATGAACTGGATATGGCGCGAATCGCAAGGAACAAACTGCCGCTGGCTGTAGAGGGCTCAGGTATTCCTGATCGTGTCCGTCGTGCTGCTCAGGCAGCCCTGGAGAACCCAGAGCGTTGGTCCCGTGCAGCCCAAGAGGTTGCACCTGCGGCTGAAGCTACTGGTCGTGGTGCCTTGGGTCGTATCGCAGGTATCCTTGGTGGTCCTGTTGGTGTAGGTGTTCAGGCTGCTGTAACCCCTGCCGACATTGGTGACCAAGAGCGTACTCGTGCTGAGGAAATGGCTCAGGCTGCTCAGGCAGTAGAGAATATGGGTCCCGAGGTTGCCCAGAGTGCTAACCAATGGGCCCAGGGTGTAGGCCAGAGGGCAGCTCAGAAGGCCACAGGAGGCCCCCAGGGAGCCGGTCTGTTGTCTTATGGTGTTACCCCTAACCAACCCTCTATCGAACCTGAAATAGCCCCTGAGGTGGCCTCTGAGGCCGGTGCAGCGGTAGCAGAGGAAGAAGAGGCTAACCGTCAGGTGATCCAACAGGGTGCTATCGAAGGTCTCCGTAGTGGAGCCGTAAGCCGTCCTGAAATGGCCCAGGCTGTAGTCGAGGCTGATGCCCAGCGGGAAGGTGTAGAGCTTAAACCTGAGGAACTTAAGACTCGGGTTAATGAAGAGCTCACCCAGATGAGGACTATGGATAATGATGACCTGTCTCGTTATGTATCTTACGCTCTCATTGGTACTGGTCTTCTGGCTTCGGCCCTAGACAAGACTGGTAAGGCTGGGGATATGTTCGCTGCTTCCTATGAGCGTCAGCTTGATCGTAACCTCCAGGCTGGTATCAACCAACAGAAGATGGCTGCTGCTGCTGCTGATCGTCAGATTAAAGAGAAGGATCTGGAACGCAAGGTTGCTAAGGATAAGTCTGATGAGCGTCTGGGGATTGGTAACCTAGAGGTTAAGCGGGGAACTCTGGAAGAAACCTCTCGGAAGAATGAGGGTCTTCTGTCTAAATGGGAAAAACAGGCTGCTGTAGAACGGGCCAAGCTTGCCCTAACCCAGCGTGGTCAAGACCTAGCTACCCAACGGGCTCAGCTCCAGGCTGAAACCGCTAGACGTGGCCAGGATATGTCTCAAGAGAATGCTCAGCTTAGTTCTGCGGTACGTCTCAAGACTGCCAAGATCAGTGCTGCTGCACGTAAGGCTGCTGCTTCGGCTTCCCGTGGTGAGGCTATCACTACCAAGGATGCCAATGAGTTGGTCAAGGGTGTCTCTGGTTCGGATCTGGTAGGTGGTGCTAAGATTGGTGAACAAGACCAGTCGGCTATCTCCCAGAAGCTTCGGAACCACCTGAGGCAGAATCCTGGGGCTGACCCCGTTACCTTCGTACAGCAGGAAGCGGCTAAGCTACAGAAGCAACCGTCGGGTCTTTTTGGCTGGGGATCGGGTATTTTGAGTCGTCCTGCTCCTAAGTGATAAAAGGTACTTGACAAGTTATTAAAACTGTGGTATAATAGATCTATAGGCACTTAAGATTATCTTAATAACTTATTGTATTATTAATTAAATCTTTAGGTTATCTTAAGATAGTCTTAAGTTGCTTATCTTCTATTCCAGCAAAAAGGTGAATTATGGCTCTTTCCCCTGAAATGAAAGCCGCTATTGCTGCGGAACTGGCTGAGGTAAAAGACCTCGATGTAGCCGCTGAGTTGGCTTCGTTGAATGAGCCAGAAGAAGCAGAGGTAGCTCCCCAGGAAGTAACCCCGGAGGTTGTACCTGAAGCTGCCCCAGACCTGAGCGCTTTGGCTGCTCCGGCTGATCCTAATTCTATTGGTTCTGCGATCAATCGTGGGATCGATACCATGCAGTCTAACATCGGTGGCACTATTGCTACTGTTGGTGAGCTGACTGGTAGTGACTACCTCAAAGATTACGGCACTCAGATGGCTGAGGAGAATGCCCAGGAGGCGTCACAGTACGGAACTCCAGATGTTCGGTCCTTTGCCGATATCCAAGATATTCCCTCCATTGGTTCTTTCCTAAAGAATAATATCTCAGAAGCCCTCCCTTCGATGGGAGCCGTAATGGCTGGTGGTGCCGCAGGTGCTAAGGCTGGATCCATGTTTGGTGCCCCTGGTCGTATGGGTGGTGCCCTCATAGGTTCTTTCCTGAGCTCCATGGGGATCAACGTGGGTGCTCTGAACAACCAGATGAAGGAGCTTGACCCAGAGGGTAGTAACCCCTGGACTGCTTTCCTAGGTGGTGCTGGCCTCTCGGTACTAGATACTGCGGGTGCTGGTGTTATCGCTGCCCCATTCCTCAAACACATCGGTAAAGATGGCGCTTACCAAATGTTGGTCCAATCGGGCCTACCTAAGCAGACTGCCATTGAGGCTGTTACTCAGGCTGGTAAGCATGCGGCTGTCTCTGGTGTGGCTGAGGGTGTTACCTCTGGTGCCCAACAGGCCCTACAGGACACCATTGCTTATGATGCAGTAGGACAAGTACAACGTCCAGAAGAGTTCATGGATAACCTACTGACGGCTGCATTCGCTGGATCTGCCATGGGTGTAGGTGGGGGTGCTGTATCCTCTGGTCTTAACACTATGGCCAGCAACAAGGATGCAGCAGGCTCAGCCCATACCGATCCTAACGCCCCTTCGGCTGCTCCTACGGCTTCCGAAATGGAGCCTAGGGGTACTATCAGGAAGGCATGGGATGCCATGGGTAATGAAGCTACGGCCCTCCTGGAGCCACTTGCTAAGGCCTCCCCGATAGCCCGTGAGTTCTCTGAGACCTTTAGGGCTGACATGAGTGGTGAGAGGGCTTCTGGTAAGACCATCTTCGAGGATCAGGAACTCCAGGCTGGTAAGTGGAACACTGCTCTGGATAACATCATCGAAGGCAAGTCCAATAAGGAGATCCGCCAGATCATCAATGATGCCTCTATGGGCGTCAATACTCCTGAGGCTACCGCCCTCCGAGATATCTTGAATGATGTTAGGGATGAGGCTAGTGGTCGAGGCGGTATGTCCGTTGGGAATATCGTCAACTATATGCCCTTTGGACTGTCCCGTAAGAAGGTAGAATCCCCTGAGTTCCTAGACGATATTACTCCTTATTTCCAAGACCGTCAGGCTGCTGAGGACGCTGTAGCTAATTGGCTGGCAGAGACTTCGGATGATACCCGAGGTAATACTGCCCCAGAGGTTACCCGCCTAGTTACTCAGAATCAGACTACGGGTGCTTGGGAAGTAGATCCACGGTATCGTATCCAGGGAGATCCTGATACCCTTCGGGGACGGTTCGCCCAGAGTGATGCAGTACCTAAGTATGGTCAACTGGAGGAAAGTCGTTCCTTTGGATCTGTACCTCAGGAGATCCTTAATAAATACACCCTCAATGAATCCCCTAAAGATCTCATCCAAGAGATCCGGGATTACTTCGAGGGATCTTCCCACCGGATTGCCTTTACCGAGCGGTTTGGTATCAACGGGGAGAAGGCCAACGCTATGATTGCTTCGGCAGTAGCAGAGGCTCAACAAAATGGTAAGCGAGTAACTAAGGAAGAAGTAGACCGGATGTATGACCTAGTGGATGCCTATAACGGTATGCACGGTCGTATAAAAGATCCGAATATCAAGAAGCTGGCTGCTGTAGTGTCTGGTGGCTTGGTCTTATCTCGTCTTCCTTTGGCTGGTCTTTCCACCCTAACTGAGTTCAGTATCCCATTTGCTAAGGCTGGTCCCATGACTGCCCTGGGTGCTGTTCTCCCGACGGTGGGTGAAGTTGCCCGTCAGGCTACTCGTAGTGTATTCAGCAGCATTCCTAAATCTGAGACTGGGAGACTCATGAGTGATATGAACCACACACTGGCCTCTGCTACCTCTTTGATGGCAGACCGGGTTGGTGCTGAGGTATTCAACCAGTACACTCAGAAGGCTGTACGTGGGATGTTCTTGGTCAACGGCCTGTCGATCCTGACCCATGTTGACCGAGTATTCGCCACTGAGACAGCCAAAAGGGTCTATCAGAACAACCTCATGGATCTCGCCGCTGGGCTTCCCTTTAGCTCAGCTAATGGTGCCCTTAAGGTTGCTCAACTTAGGGAAATGGGTGTGAACGTGAGTAGCCAAGCGGATGCCCTCAGATTGGTATCCCCAGCAACCCCTTCGGAGGTTCTGATGGCCAACAACGTTAAGACCCTAGCTATCCGTAGGTTCGTAGACCAGACGGTCCTTGACCCCACCTTCGCTGACAAGCCTATGTGGATGAGTAATGGTAACGTCCAGATGTTCGGACTTCTGAAGGGTTATCCAGCAGCTTATGGTAACATTATCCTCCCGATGATGCGCCGTAGGTTGTCCCCTCACTTCACTGGTTCTTGGACCAATGCTGGGATGGGGGCTGCGGGTGTAGCCTTCACGCTTGGTCTGATGATGAGCCTGGGTTACATCCAGGATGAACTCCGTCAGATGGCTAAATTTGGTGGCTCTAGTCGTGAGGATACCCGATCAGAAGAGCAAAGGATGATGGATGTATTGATGCAACAGATGCCACTCCAGGCCTCTATGATCTACGATATGCTAACAGCTTACCGGAGAGGCACCACCCCGGCAGAGGTACTCCTGGGCCCTGTCGCAGGTGCAGCTACCGAAGGTGCTCTGGCTGCTGGTAAGACTATTGCATCCTTCAATGATGATCCTTCCGCTGGTGAGATTTGGAAGTTCTTGTATAAGCAAACTCCGGCCCGTCCTTTCGTTGCAGGTATGGAAGCAATGGAAGACGCTCTGGATCTATAAGGAGAAGTATATGGCAACTTATGTAGAAACTGATGCCGCTGGTCCTGGTGGCCGTGCCTACGTGGTTGATGTGCCAAAAGTCTTCCGACGTAATGCCGATGGTGATCTCATTGAGATTACCTCGGATGCCGGTCGGGTAAATACTAACATCGTTACCGCTACAGAGTTCCTCCCTGACTATTATGCAGTTAAGGAGAACGCAGCCCTGGTAGTAGAGAACGTTACAGCCTCCTTCCCGGAGAATCCCTCAGAGGCCGTTATCCCCTCTGTCCTGGTCAATACCCTCGTGGGTGCTCCTGGGGAAACCTCGGGTGGTAACGTAGACCCTGGCCACGTGATTGGTCTATTCTCTGAGACCATGATTGAGGCACCTTGCGGTACTGCATTCGGTAGTGAATTCCGGGTAGACCCTCGTCGGGAACACCTGGGTGTTTACGTGGCTATTAAGCACGTGATTGGCCCGGATGACCAAAATGGTGGTACCATCGGGGATTACATTATCGAGCAGTTTGATGACATGCGTGGTCCTGTGAAGAACATTGGTTCTCTCCAACAGAACTACCTGGATCCCCGCCTTGTGACTACTCACCTTGGGGGTAACGTCGTTAACACCGCACAGCTTACCAGTAACATTACCCTGACTAAGCAGCAGTCTGGTTGGTTCTTCATGTCTAAGGGACCTACGGATATCACCGTGACCCTTGGTCCAGATGTAACCCCAGGTTGTCACTTCCACTTTATCCAGGGATCTGCGGCTAAGATCAAGTTCGCTGTATCTCCGGACAAGGCTTGGTATGCTAAGGGTAATCAGACGGAGACTGATGGTCAATTTGGGGAATGCACTGTCCGAGTGTATCCTTTCGGTGGTACCGTGGGTACCTTCAAATCGGCAGTTTAATTAGGAGTTAGATTATGGCAGGTTATATCGCTGACAACGACGGCAACAGTGTATTCGTTATTCAATCGAAAGCTATTGCTGTACGCAATGAAGATGGGACCCTTCGACAAGTCATTGGCCCGAAAGACTTTGAGCCAGTGAAGTGGGAGGATATTGAGGGGAAGCCTGAGCTTCTGGAGGTGGGATCTAAGGCTAATGAGGCTAAGCCTGGGAATTGGAAACCTAAGGCTTCCGAAGTTGTAGGTCTGGATGCAGTAGTTAAGGCTGCTATCGAAGACCGTATCAAGGATATCCCCGTAGCATCCTATCAGGATAGCCACGAGGCCCTTGTGGATAAATTTAACACCCTTCTGAACGCCCTTCGGGGCTAACCTAAAGGCCCCTTGGGATTTACCCTTGGGGCCTTTTTTTGGTTAACTTAGACGTCCACGGGGTGATACTTGACTACACTCTCACTCTTGGTATCAGCGAAGTCTCGGATGAAGCACATGGCGTCCTGTAGGGTTTCGAAGATTACCGGAAGGGTTATGTCACTGAGCGAGGTACGGAAGGGGTCCTTGTGTTCACTCTCGAAGTTACGCCAGAGGAGCGCCTTCTTATACTGAGGGAAGAAGTACTTTCCAACTTGCTTTACACGATATTTCATAAACTTCCCACCCATGACAATATCTCGAAGAATAGACTTAATAGTTCTCCCATCGTCAGGAGTAACATCAGTCAACTGTATCCCACATAGACCAGAATAGCAAACAGGATCGATACGAATATGTATGTCCACGGGAAACCACCTTTAGCCTTTTGATCGCTCTTCATAACCCCTCCAATCTCCATAGAATACAGAGGATCGTTGATCCACCAGATCCAGCATAGCCTCCAGCATTTCCAACCGCTCTTTAGCCTCCAGAGCTGCCTTCTTGAAGGTCGCTAGCTTTGCCTCAGACTTAGCCAGTTGACCCTCCATTTCTGTCAGAAGATCCTCTAGTTCAGCTTTCGTCATAGTACACCACCTTATCACTAGCCCTGAGTACATACTCAGAGTCAATGGTCCAACTCATGGTTGGGCATTTGATCCGGATCATCTTGGGGGTAAACCCATCGACTACCCCAATGGCTAGATGGGAGGAAGTATTCCGATGAACTAGATATACAACCTTGTCCCCCACCTTAAGCTCTCGTCCTACACGATCTCTCATGATTACCCCTTGATATCCGGTAGGTGGATGCTGGGGATGTAGAGGATTTCTAGGACCTCAATAGAGTACATACCTCGGGCTTTACCCTCAGCAGCACCCCCTCTCCCGAACTTCATATCAAGCCACAACTCGGCGGAGAGAGGCGTCTTAAACGCCAATCCCCGTTGACCGAAGTCATGGTCCGACTTGATGTAGTAAATGTCAGGTAGGAACTTACTCACAGGAACTCACCTACAGACATTAGTTTGAGGTCATACTCACCACCCTTGTGATTACGCAGGAGGGCTACACCTCGCCAGTGATCGTTACCCTGGGGGCCCTTGTAGGACTCGTCGTGAGTGTAGAAGCTACCAACTACCAACCCGTGGATACGCTCCTTTCCTACTGCCTCGATGTGGTACTTGAACCCCTGTTCGTGTCCTTGGACAAAGCTCCGCTTGATCTTATTGAGGCGATGCTCGGCGGAACCACCGTAAGGCCGACCGGAGTTGGGGTTATAGAAGTAGTGGGAGAAGGCAACACCTTCGATGACACCCACGTCGAGGAAATCATGGACAATCCAATCGGACAGATCAAAATGATCGTACCCAATAAAACCTTGGAGAGCAGGGTTAGAGTTTTCATACCGCTTGATACGCTCCTCGTGGTTACCGATGAAGAAGTGCATTTCTGGTCGGTAGACCCGCTTCTTACAACTAGCTTGGTGACGCTGTAGGCGGCGAAGAGGATTTAGCAGCAGCTGCATCGCATCATTACCCGCTTGGATATCACTGAGGACTCGACGTCCTTCGATCTTGGCGGTACCACGGTCGTAGCTTGACAGACTGGGCATGTCCCAATGGTCCCCAATATGCACAATTCGCTTGGGACGGTTACGTGCGATCCATTCCCCGAGATTCCCTAGGTGGTCAACGTTGACCCCTGGGCGGACTTGGGTATCCGCAATGACGAGGGTATCTTCATTATAGCGCTTACTCATTATGGAAGGACTCCTTGAAAGTCTCTAGAGTGAACCAGCGGAAGCCATTTCGTTCGGCCCACTCCGCCATAGTTTGCTTTGTACCATCCTTGCGCTTCTTAAGCCAATGGCACGCTGTATCGGGCTTCTCGAAGATGAACACAAGTTCTGTATCTGGGGGGAGACTTTCCCTCACCCATACATACTTGGCCGCCTCAGACGCCTCTTGGAAGTACCCCTTGACCTCGACCAACAAAGTCTTCGTCGATGATCCAGTCTCTAAAGATGCCCTGAAGTCGGGGTAGTACTTGTGCTTCACCACGTAAGTGAGTGGTTGCGGCTTGAACTCCAACGACGGCATCGTCTCGTGTACGATCTTCTCGGTGTTGGAGTCGTAGGGCGTCCCAATCAATGACTTCAGTTTGGGCCGGAAGAATCTCCCCTGGACGCTCAATGATGTTCTCCTCTTGAAGTCTCCCGATAACCTTCAGGGCACTCTGCTGAATGTTGCTACCAGCCAAGTTGACCCAGTGAAGGAGGTTATCCGAGAGTTTTACTTTATGGTCAGGGTATTTCTCCATGACCCTACGGATGTGGTTCACAAGACGGTCTACTGCTCCATCTGAGATAACGGCCTCGTGAACAGTGTGGCCGAGTAGGGGGTCAGCGATATTGATGAGGGTGATCCACTTATTACCCTTATCTTTGGTGTATTCATGGCCGTACATTAACTCCCGGTCCCCATTCCAGAAGCTGATGCTGCACAGGCCAAGGTCGAATACACAAGGGTGTTCCTGATTACACACAATCAGGTTAACCGGGAGGTGTCCCTCAGGAACCTCACAAGACTCCCAAACCTTAAACGAGTCGGGATAGTCGTTGTTAACCTCTTTATCCCCCAGACGAACCTTCTTATGACCAATGGCGTTGAAGAAGCGGATGACATTGACTTCCAAGGTATCCTCATCCACTACCCGAGGGACAACACGTACTCGATTCCGGATTGTGATCGCTTGAAGGGTACGGGGCTCTACAACGTAGATATCAATATCCTTCGGTACAACCCCGTTGTCACAATCCCGGAGGAACCCACCTCCAACCCGAAGGCCAGTGAACTGGGTGGTTTCCTCTAGGGTCTTGAAGAGTTCCCGACATACTCTAAGGGCCTCTTCAATAGAATAGTTCTCCATCTTCATAAGGTATCTCCCAATGTCTTATTACTCGGCAATTAAGCTCGTTACCGGACTGTTCAATATCAAACCAATTACGATCTCTGATGAGGTAGAGGAGACGAAAGTTCTCAGTAAGGTACTCCTTCCAATTATCTCCATAGACCTTTTGGTACTCGTAGGCGCAAGCCTGGAAGAGATCCTTCTCAGTAGTAAGGTGCCCAAGCAAATCTGCCGCTGACTTAGGCCCGATTTCAGGACAACCTGGTATGTTATCCACAGAGTCACCAACAAGGAGTTGTCCATAGAGGAATGCCGTACCGTAGCCCTCAAGCTTCCAGGACTTTTGGGGCTTCTTCTTCCCATAGAGTCTCCAAGAAGCGGACACTCGTCCAAGGCCCTCGTTACGAAAGGGTCCCAATTCTGGCTGCTTATCGCCACAGGCCCAACTGTAATGGTGGCACTCGGTGATTTGGCGGATATCCTTGTCGCGAGAACATGCCGTAAAGTTATCCCCCTCCTCAGTTCCCCGAACCCCGATCCAATCATCAGCCTCGATACCGTTGACAGTGACTGCTCCCCACTTACCTTTAAGTCGGTCTGACACTGTTTGCCAGTGATGTGGCTTTGTATTTCCGACGCGAGTCCCCTTATATTGGCGGATCGTCGCAAGCTCCAATCGGAAATTATCTTTTCCAGTGAGGTATACTTCGTAGTCATCAGCCCCTACTCTCTCTATGATTTGTTCTATCTTTTTATCTACAAGCTCGTGGACTTCTTCCTCGGGCCATGGCCTAACTACCTCAATGTCGAAGATGTGTTCCTTCTTCATAGCGATATGGCCTAGCTCGTATCGAAGTACGTCACCATCAATCCCCGCGATCATCCTTAGAGCCCTCCTGACCTTTCTTAAGAATCTCTTCCCAGTGCTTGGTGAGGGCAAATGCTTCGCCCTTGGACCGATACTCGGGATGCTCTACCACAGGGTTGGCTAGAGCTTCGTAGCCCTTCCAATCATAATACTCACTTTCTTGACGACGGGCTTTATCCATAGCATCCTCCGTCAGGCTGTAGCCTGGGGTTTCCCCCAGGTCTACCTCAAGGCCTTTGACAGAGTAGTTGCTGGGAATGGTCTTAGCCCTCGGATCCATCAGAAGTTCCATTAGAACTCTCCTCTTGTTGGATTACCAGCTCTAGGGCTGCTAGGGCGTTCCAAACTTCGTGATACCGGTGGGGTAGACCACTTTGGGGGTCCAGTACCTCACCCTTGTGTCGTTCAAGGAGGTGTCGTCCGAAGGCAGCATCATATCGCTGGATTCCGTTCTCGACGAACCTCCAACCCCCGCGACTATATTTGCTTGCTCCGAAGTTAGCAACTTGTGCCACCGCATATAGAGCTCTCGGGAAAGCTTCGAAGATGATCCCAACATCCACCTTGCCCTTATCGAGCTTAGCCCCAGGATCTCCTGCTTTGATTCCATTAGGATCAACCTCAACCTTATCATTAGATGCAGCTACGGAACTTACCACACGTATACCCCACACTCTTTCAAAATCAACTAAGCAATAGGGGCAGCCCAAAGGGCATACCCCCGCCTCATGATCCTCAAGGCTCTTAGATAGGAGCATCTTCGTCATCGAAGCCCTCACCAAATACGTCCTCAGGTTTATCCTCTTCCTCGGAAAAACCACCACCGAACAGCGGATCATCCTCTCCATCACCACCAGATACAATCTCGTGGAGACGTACACCACGGAGACGGAGGGCAGTGATGGTACCTTTACCCCGAGCACCCTTCTGGGTTTCGATCAGGATACCAACTTCACCAGTAGAGCCACCCCACGGGTTGGGGCCATCATACGGCTTGTTGTCGCTGGTCAGGACAATCGGCTTCATAACAGCGGACTTACGCTCACCATCCTGCATCCAGTCAACGTGCTTCTTCTGCTTGACTTTGAACAGGAACTCACCGTCACGCTCGGTGTACTTGATGGTACCCTTCAGACGGGCATCCTTGGATTCCATCTTGGCTACCAACTCATCGGCCTGTTCCTTAGTCGGAATGCAGATGGTAACTTGGTAAACCTCACCGTATTCAGTATCCGGGGTTACGATGTAGGGGAAGATCAGCTTCGCTACCGGAAAGGTGAATCGTTGGGATACTTTCTTAGACATTAACTATACCTCTTGTAGGGAAGGAGATATTATAGCACAAAAGGGGTCTTAAGTCAACCCCCAGATGTATCAGTGTGTGTCATACCAGGACCTACCTGCGATAGAATCACTGGCAAGCGGACAGTTACAACCCAGGATTTCCCCGGCTTCCTTGACACAAGTCTCCATGAATCCACGGAGATCCGCAAGGTCCTCAGGGTGGCACTCCCACTGGCCCTCATCGTGGATATCCAAAACCTTCCACGCCTTGAGTCCAGCCCGTCGTACCTTCTCATCTAGGATCACCATTGCCCATTTCATGCCAATAGCACCAGCAGCTTGGAGGAGGGTGTTCAATGCCTTGTGGACCATCACCTCTCCAGACTCATTACGGCGCATCGTTAGCTTACGTCCGTCGAGTCCTACAAGGTAGCCCCTTTCGGCTTCCTGCTTAACCCTCTCAATCAGCTTAGCCAGCTCTGGGTTGGCCTTAAGGAATTGCTCCCTCAGCCTAGCCCCGTCGGCCCTCGTGCCACCAATGATTTGCCCAATCTTGGCATCCCCAGCACCGTAGATGAAGGCGTAGATGAACGTCTTAGCATCGTCTCGGGTAGGAAGCCCTGCGGCTACTTGGTTGGCAGTATGGACGTCACCATCTACAACCTCTCGGGTGTAGTCTGGATCACCAATGTAGGAGGCAAGCATCCGAAGCTCTAGACCAGCACCGTCGTAGCCAACGAAGATCAGTTGATTCGCTGGGACGTATACTCGGTATTTGCCTACAGTCTTCCACTTACCACCCTTGAGGACCTCCACGATGTTAGTGTGGGGCCTTACCCTTTCGTTCTCACCTATGTCGCGGCGGAGGACAGTCCATTTCCATTCACCAGCATTAGGAGTCCCCTGGAACAGCCCTCGGATTTCAGGCCCGAAAGGAGAACGAGCAGCGGGGATATTAACTACTACACGGTGTCTCATACGTCCCGTGGGTGTTGCACAGGGGTTAGCACTCCCCTCTAGGCGTCCATTAGGCTTCACCTGCTCAACTAATCCCTGAAGGAGGGAGCGTCTGTGAGCCCAAACCATTCGCTGCATCACAAGCTTACCGAGATCCCCCTGGACGGTATCCATGGAAGTCTCAGTCATCTTCGGCGTAGTGAGAACCTTACGTTGCTTCTCAAGCTTCCTCTTGACCTCACCAATGGTTGTCTTCCCTGGGATAATGCCTTGCAGCTTCATCCTCAGTGGCCCAGAGGGTGAGTTCCGGAGGTCTTCAATGTAGCGGTTCAAGGCACCATTCAGATCAGATCCACGTAGCTTCTTGCCATCAGTGCCGACTGTAATGTCCTTGATATTCCACTGGTCAGGTACCCACCCCTGAGACAGCATCCAGTCCTTGAACCTTGCGGTCTTACCCAGGTCAAAGTCCTTGTACTCGATTGCTGTAAAAGGGCCAGATACCTCGAAGTGACCCAGGCGTTGCCATAGAGCGACCAAGCGTTTGTTTGGTAGACCACTCTTTAGGAATGGCTTACTGAAGGCTCCCGCCTGTACGATCATGGGAGGCATCTGGGGTACTGCCTCTAGGTCAATCTTGAGGATTCGTTCGTTGAGTACGTGGATAAGCCACTTAGCCCGTTGAGTCTGGAAGTAGACCCCCCGTTTACTCTGGCGGCTAATAATGTCAGCTACCTTATGCTCAACGAACAGTGACTTTCTCCAATCCACTTATACCCCCTTAAAGCGCTCCGCCAGATTCTCCACTACTACTTCTACAGCATCCTCGGAGATACCCTCCAGGTAGGAGAGGTAATCCACAGTCCCGCTTCGGTCCAGTCTCCATTGCTGCTCCAGGAAAGCTACAGCAACCTGCTTTAGAAGGTAGTCGTCGATACGCTCCATCAATACACTCTTAATTTTACTCATGTCATCACCAGTCTTGGACGAAGGTGGATACACCCCGGCAGATAGCAAGATCCACAAGGTATTTGGCTAGGTCAACCTTACGCTGCTCATTTCGGATACGCTCCTCACTACCGTTGTTCTTCAGGTAGTAATGAAGGTGGAGAGATAGTCCCGGAGGAGATTCCGAGGATCGAACGTTTCGTGACGGTCAATGTAGAAGTCGTCATAGAGACTGAGATCCTTTAGGACAACCCGTTGTTGCTTCTTATCGGAATACCGCTCTACCTTACCATGACCAGTAAAATAAGTAGAGCCAAGGTAGCCTTTGGGAAGCTTGAAGAAGATGCTACGGGCAGCCTGGAGGGGTACTTTGGGATTCATAAGGTAGGCTCGGATGAATTTCTTACGATTCTCCTCTGCCTTAGCTTGGGATATGGCATCAGTTACCATCAGGTTACATGCGTAGTGAGATTCCATGTGTCTCTCCTTTAGATATAAGAGCAACCCCCGGCACCACAAGGTTATTATACCACAGAAAGTAACTTTTGTCAACCCTTTTTGTGGAAAACCTTGTCGTACCAGCGATAGAAGTACTGGGCGAAGGTAATCCCCAGGGCACCACCCCAACCGCTCACGAAGATGAACCATCCGATATCCAAATGGCTCGACCCGACTGCCTTGATGTAGGCAAACTGAGCGAGGGTGATACACCAGGAGACTACAAAGCCGGCTTTAATTTTGTCATCCCGGAGCAGCTTAGAGTTCAATCCCAGGAGGAATACCTGGAAGAATGCACTCCAGAAGATGACAAGGACTTGTAGGGTTACTGACATGACTCACATACCTCGGGGTCCAACCCGCAGGCATTACCCAGCTCGAAGTCATCAGCATCGACCTCTGGACCACCCCAGCCACCGCTGAAGGCTGCCTCTAAGGCTGCTTCCTTGCGGGCTTCATCCTGGGGTGTAGGCTTGTAATTATTGTCCATCTTCTTTCTCCTCTACGGAAGTCCATCCACGGACTGCACCTACTTCTAGGCTTCGGTTGAGCAAGGGGTTAGTGTCAGCCTCGCCTTGGAAGAATCGAATGATCTCTCCTTCGATCCGATAGAAGTCAGCATAGAACACCTTGGTGTCCTGAAACTGAACATTGACCACGTACTTCTTCATCCTAGATCCTCAGGGGCCCGAAGGCCCCACCTCATTTACTTTTTCTTGCGAATGCCTTTGGCCTTACGATTCCCAACACGACCACCATCAGCAGCATTAGAAGAATGACTACGGACACGGAGGTTAGAATCCCCATTACCGCCACCATCTTTAACACGTTTGATGTGATCGACCACCTCGTCAGACCCGAGTTTCCGTCCAAGACGTTTTTCCACCTTACGGCGGGCTCGGTGCCGCTGAGCATCTCCTGACTTAGAGCCCACGCCCGTTTCGCCGCGTCGTATAGCCAGTTCTCTTTCACGCTTGTAATTCCTCACACGTTTAGCCAAGAACCAGTCCTCCACTCTACTAGCTCCTCCCAGGTCATCCCGAGAACCTTAAGCAGGTAGTTGAAGAGTGCCATACTAACAACTCCATCCTGTAGGCAATACTCAAACATTTCCTCGGAGAACTTGGAGAAGTCGTTGAAATCACCCTTGTGGCACTTCAGGAATCGACCCCAGGCTCCCAGCGAGTGTCCCATAGGACGGTCAGGCCAGGTGAGTCGGGAGGCGACCAAGGTATCGTAAGACCGTTCTTCTGGAATCACGATACCATGAAGTTTCTCAAGGACCCTGTTGTCGTAGTCCAGGATGTTGTGCCCGACTACGAACTTTGCATGGGCGATGATCCTGTAGAATGTCTCCATTTCCTCAGGCCGGAATCCCCGGACTACCTGAGTTGGGATATCTACAAGGACAGCGCACCAAAGCCTTGTGACGTTATCGTAAAGGGCATCACCCTCTAGGTCGTAGATAACGTAATCAAATTGGGGACTCGTCGTCCTCGGGTACTTCATCATAGCTGCCTTCACGCTCCGTTAGGCAACCCGTTTCAGGGTTGTACTTGGTGAACACTAGCCCGGTGTTACCGTAGTTCCGATCCTTGATGACACGGATACGGCTCTCGTGCTTCTCTTCTCCAGAGGCTTGCTTGTTCCTCTCGAAGCCAATCATCAGTTGGCACCAACGCTGCATCGCACGGCTACCAGTGAATTGACTTTCCTTCACCTCAGCCCCTTCCTCGTGGGTACGGTTACCCTTTGGCGGGTTAAGGTGTGAGAAGATGAATACTCGGATACCCAACTCGTCAGCCATCCCGGCCAACTCTGTGCAGATACGAGCAATCTCAGTGTTCATTTCGGAGGGAGACAAGTGGTTAGTCATGGCAGTCATGTTGTCAAGGATGACGGTCTTAACATCCATAGCGACCGCCCAATAGCGAATACACTCCTTGATATGATCCCAATCATTCTGACCCTTGTTCTTCCACATAAAGAGCTTGCCCCGAAGCTGGCCAGCAGCATCCTTGAACGCCTCTACGTCCCACTCAAGATCGGGCCGGTGGAATGCCCTTTGAGCTACCTTACCTGCGATGTTCTTGAGTGTCATAGCAACTTGCTCTTCCAGAAGGAAGGTTCCTACGTTTTCCCCATGTTCGATGATATTCCATGCTGCAATGTGGTGAGCCAGCAAGGTCTTACCAATGCCAGTACCACCACCTACACCAACGATTTCACCGTCGCGCTGACCCATAGTTAGATTCGTCAGGCCTTCCCAGGGGTAACTCTTGCCCCACTTAGGTGGTTCAAGGGCTTCTGCAAAGACCTCATCTACGGTAACAGCACAGTCTGGGGACTTCACCTTGCTGCCGAATCGAATGAGCTGATAGACCTCATCTGCCCGGTTGCGCATAAGCATGTCGTTAGCGTCCTTGAGGGGCATTTCGACAAACTTACAGTCAGGAAGGAGGGCACGGACCCTCTCGACAGACTTGCGACCTTCCTCGTCAGCATCGTGACAGTAGACAACCTCTTGGAACCTATCGAGAATCCCAGATTCCTTGAGGAAACCAATGTCTCGACCAGCAGACCCAACTCCAGAAGACCAGCTAATGGATGCCTGCCGTAGGTGTTTCCACTTCTCGGGTAACTTACTTTCCATGATCTGAGCAATCGACATAGCCGAAAGCTCGTCCTCAGAGATAATAAGCTTAAGGTGTCCTACGTCCTTGTGAAAGAGCGTCTCAAGGCCGAACGGATCGACCCCACCCCTGGGGCTACCCCGATAGTAAAACGCCTTAGGATCCAAGATCCGGACGTTATACGCACGGTATTTGCCATCCTTTGTCCGTGGGTAGTAGTGTTCGATCACATCTACACCATTCTCCATGGACAATCCCACACGAACCCCATAGCGTTCTGCGATGGTTTTACTGATCTTGCGGGAGTCGAGGGCCTTGAAGGGGTATTCTTGGACCTCAGCGACTTCCCGGAGGATATCCTCTTCGGATTTCTCCGTTCGCTTAGGTACTACAAAGCCCTCGTCCAGAACCTCATAGTGGCCACAACGGTTGCACTTACCGAAGCGGCTACCTTTTTCTTCGTCGATGAACAAGATGAGGTGATTACCTGTGTGATCCCCACCTTTAGCTCGGCAACCCGGACAAGCCGTATCACCGATGATTTTCTTCATTTAACCCTCCAGTTGACTCTTGAGGACCAGGGAAGGAACCGGGTTAACATTACCCGGATAGGTCAGATAGGGGTAGGAGAAGTCACCCAATTGTTTCTCCAGCAGGCGCAACTCATCTTCTACGGCCTTGAGACGCTCCCACATGAAGCGAATACCAGCAGACTCGTAATAGTACCCGCTGTAATCCGAGTCATCCGTAGCAGGCTCTACAGACGCACTGATGGAGTCTTGTAGTTGTCTCTGGGATGCCATCAGGCCGATGATCCGACGGAGGAGCTGACGTTTCCCCTCATCATCGGTTTTCATCAGGTTGGGGATATCACGGTAAATCTTGTGGGCCTTAACTACATCAGTATAGGTCATGCAGCATTCCTTTTATTAACAAACTTACGCCAGTCAGCACCCTCGACGATGTGCAGGTCTTGATCTTCATCTTGGTGGTAGACAAGGGCGGTAATCATTTCCCCATTGATACGGAAGTTCTTGGGGCTACGATCGTACCAACCCGGATAACCCTCAAGGCGATCCAAGTTGTTTAACATTTCTTTACCCTCATCCCCACCGGGGAGTTCCCACACTTCACCAGTGACAGTATCCTCACGGTGTTTGAAGGACAGGATCGGGAAGCCCCCACAGGAGTACATACGGCCTCGTTCTTGGGAGGTGGCATGCCCGACGAATCGGGCGCCCTCCAGAAGACAGTGGTTGCCGAAGCCGTGCATCAGTGTTCCGTAAACAAAAACAAACATCAGATTACGCCCTCTTCGTAGATGTTGGTGAATGCCTGGGTATATGCCTCCAGGGCGCTACCTCCTTCGTCCAGGCCCGGAGCGGTGTTGATCTCCAGAACGTAGGCGCGGTCAGTCTCGTGCTTGTAGACGATATCTACAGCACCGAAGTCCAGGCCACAGAAGTTGACCGCTTGGATTGCTGCGTCCACTGCCTGGGCATGTCCTTGGCGCTCTTCGGCATCATTGACACCGTAAACCCAACCGCCGGCTACGTTGCGGACGATGCTTTGGGAGTCGTCTGCCGTGTTCTCCTCGACGTTACGGCGGAGCTTAACCTGGGACAGGATAGCCCGGCCACGCACCACGTGGATTCGGAACTCGGTACGACGCCCCACGATGCCCTGGGTGAACAGACGAGCATTGATGACTTCATCGGGGATATTCGAAACACCCATGACGTATACCGGGTACTGCCTGCTGCGGATCAACTGCTGGATAGCCTGGATTTCTGCATCCCGAGTAGACACCAGCAGGGAGATCCCCTGGCCACTATGGCCATTGAGTTGGGTACGGACGAAGATACGGCCACCACCATTGTTAACCAGGGCAGCGGCATCATCGAAGTTGTTAGTCCAGCGAGGGATCAGGTCCGGGCCTACGGTTTGCATATGGCGGAAGAACTCATCCTTCTTGGTCACCATCGATACAACCTGGGGATTGTTCAGGAAGATTGGGGCCAGACGACGGAGGCGTTCAGCCTCTTGGTTCTGAGTACCCCAGTTGATAACCATGGAGCCCTGACGGCCACGGTAGGTAGAACCTTCGGAACGAAGAATTCGTCCACCCATGGCATTACGAAGGGCTACAGCACCATTGGATGCACGGTTGCCTTTGTAGATATAGATCATAGTGTATCTCCTGTTTCGTTGAGGTTAGTGAAGCCAGCAATAGCCCCTGTAATCCTAAGTAAGATCCCATGTACGCATCTTAGGAGCCGGCATGGGTCGGCCAGGGGCTATTACTAACGCACTACCTTATTCGAAGTAGTACTCGTGGAGCATATCCACCGCTTCGGCCAGGACGATAGGGGCAGGCACCAGGAACTCTTCACCCGGATTGGCCTCGTTCAACTCCTGTTCCTTCAGACGACGGATATCCGCCATCTTATCCAGAGTCTCCTGGGAGAACGGATACTTGCGGGTTGCGTCGGTTTCCATGTGGATGACAACTTGACGTTTGAATTGCTGGGTCATGTGACCTCCTTATACTGCTTCGGAAAGTCCTTCACGGACACATTTGCCACAGACGAACTCACACTCGTTAAGCTCGCCGGTGAATTTACTACCTTCGTACACCGTAAGATCACGGTTCCGTTGGTCATAAGCCGTAGGGATATCCCCGCAGACAGCGCAACCACGACATACAAAGTCTTGGAAGACGTAGCTGTTCACGAAGGTATGCCCTTGGCACTTCAGGGGGTACGAGATATTCGCCGGTGGAGTGTTGCCAGCCTCGGACTTCATCTGAAGAACTTTAGAAGGGGATGTCCGCGTTCCAATGATCTGCAACGGGGTCCCATCCACCGGACTGGCCTTGTGCTTTGGGTCAAGGCAACTTACGGCAACACCCTCGACCACAACTTTAAAATCGCGTCCTTCACCGATGAAGTAGGCGTTGGAGATACTTCCACGGAGGGTGGTGTATCCTTCGAGGGCTTCGACGTTGAGTCCGTATGCTTCGACGACCATTCCTTCATCGAGGTCGATTCCGACGACTGTACCAAAGCCAGGGTCGGCCTTGTAGGGTTGGACTTCGACGATTCGGAAGGCCAGGAGGCTGTGATGCTTGCGGTAGCTTCCTGCGGCTCGGAGGTTGTTGTTGATTCGCAGGGTGTTCCTTGCATACGCCTCATCCGAAGCCGTTCTTGACGACGAAGCTTTTTGGCCAGCTTGCGTTCCCGCTTGGCTGCCTTTGCTTCCTTGATCGTCATAGTACTCCCCGAGGTATTGCTTCCAGGCGTCTGCCCCGACGTAGTTCCCCCAGAACTTTTCTGCCTGACGATAACTTTCGGGAATCGGTAGGTCGAGAAAGGTGACCGGAGAGCTGATGGGCTCTACACCCTTCCGCACGCCGGCCTCCGTGAACGGGATGGATACCAGAGTTTCTTCAGCCAGCTCTACGATGTTACCGCGAAGCTTGATCTTGCTGGATGCACGTTCCAGGAAGGATTTGAGCATCCAATCCTCGGATGCCCATACGATAGTCCCCGTGGTAGTAACAGCGAAGAACAAGGGTCGTTCAGAGTTACGAACGAAGTTCAGGCTGCGCTCCTTGGCATCCCACCAGACCAGGGCAGCAGCACCCGAGAAGCGTTCCTCCAGGGTGCTACGAATCCCATGCTTGGCGATGGTGGCTGCAACCATATGGGAATCAACCTTGAGGGTATCGTTACCCTCCAGCAGATCGATACCCCAGGCATCCACGGTGCCATTGTGAACCATCGTGATGTGGTCCACTTGGAAGGGGTGAGCATTCTCATGGTCCCCTTTGTCACCCATGGTTGCGTAACGGTTGTGGCCGATGTAGATGCGGGCACGGTTTTCCGTGAGGAACTTCTTGGTGTCCTCGTGGGCCAGGAAGTCGTAGGCATCTACAGCCATCTTGTGGATACTGACCTCGTTCTTGATCGGATCGACCTTGGCCAAACCCGTGGCATGAGCACCACGGACGATATCAGCCGCCAGGAGGTTCTTGAGAAGAGCGATTTCATTATCACTCGCGTTAGTTGTAGAACAGAAGCCTACTAATCCGCACATAGGTATTACTCCTTAGTAAAGTTCTTGGTGAATGTTAACGCCGTAGGTACGGAGGACGTAGTTGGTATGGTCCGTCATCAGATTGACGAAGGCAGCCACAACCTGAGCCGCTACCCCCTCGTCAGTGAGATCGAAGACGTTACGGACGGTTGCATCCTGATAACCCATACCACGCAGGGCAGATACGGTCATCAAGGCGTTACCCAGGTTGCTTACCTCACCCGGAGCCCTCGCGATGTTGAACCGATTGACGCCTTCCTCGGAGAAACTCAGAGGAGTTGTGGCTGCCGCAACAAGTTCTGCACGACGGAGGTTCTGCGCAGCACGTTCTTGCTCACGGAGTCGGCGCTGTCTCTCCTGCTCTTCCTCCATCGGATCAACACCATTGGCAATCTGAATACCCGTGCTGACAGCCAGGGCAGCAGCCGCCAGACCCATCTCACGGCCACCCGGAGACATGTTGTAGTCCGGAGGGAGTCCCAGGTGGAACACGTCCCGAAGATCCACATTGGTCAGCACCTCCAGGAACTCAGAGGTGTCAACCCCTTCGTGTCCTTTGGCGAAGGCCTTGAGGCAGAGCATACGTTGCATCAGCCCGACCATTTCGTCCCGAGAGGTCATCGCATGGGATCCCCGGAACTCGATGGACCCGAAGGTCGTGACGGTCTGGAGGTTCAGAGCGGAGTACTTGGGCCAATTCATCAGGCCTCGAACCCGAAGACCGTCTTCATTGACGGCCAAGAGACGACGACCGAAGGCTTGAGCCAGCCAATCGTTGGAGAAGAAGGGGATACAGAAGTTGCTATCCCGGCGGTAGGGTTCACAGTGGTCGAAGAATACATCCTCGAACACCATGTAGGTCAGGACGGTCTTGATGAGAACATCCATCGACGAGTCCCGCATGTCCATGTGAAGGTGGGTGGAGCAGCGGAAGGTGGGTGCTGGCTTGACAGCTTCCATGGTTGCAGCGAAACGGTCTACCCGTTGGATTGCCTCTGCACCACTCGCAGGGCCATCGAAGACGTACTCCATACCACTGCGGAGGGAACCATCTTCCTTACGGTTCCACCCATCGACCCTTGGCCACTCATCGGAACCCTCCAGCTCAACCTCGAAACCAAAGGATGCGATTGCTGGGAGTTCCTCATGGGCTTGGATCTCGGGGAGATCCCGCTTGCGGTGGCCAATCAGAGAGTATAGAGCCGACATAGCAGTCCCTCCTGTTTCTTGAATTCATCATTGACAACCAGTTGGCCTTCCACCAGATTACCAACCAGCATACCCTTCCAGAAGACTCGCTTGCCTTCCTCGGTGTAGAAATCCCGATGGGCTGGGCTGGAGATCATGTCTCGGGATTGCAGGAAGATCCGGAGGACGTTGACCGGGTACAGGCTGCCGTTGCTGCCAATCCCGTTCAGGATGAAGTTCCGGGGGTCCAGACCTTTCTTCTGAGATCGGTTGTTGACAGCGAAGGTGACGTAAACGTTACGGAAGCCCGTCCCGTGAATGTCATAGTACCCGCTGGCCGGTCTGTCGGTCACTACATCACTGAAGCGAACCCGAGAATACCGGCCCTCGTTATCATCCAGGGAGTAGGTACGACCCAGGAGAACGAACCCATCGAACCGAGTATCGTCGCCATCTTCCTCGGTGCCTTCGACGTACATCACATAAGGAACACCCTCCTTCTCGAAGAAGACGTAGGTGTTTCCGTAGTACATGGTGAAGTCGCCGGCCAAAGGATGATCGTTGTTCAGGTCATTCATGAGCCACCCCCAGTTTCTCCAGGGCCGCAAGAGCTGCCACTGCGTCGTTCTCGTTGATGATACGCTGTACCTCGGCTGCACCGCCTACGGCTGCGATGGCGTCATCCAGGCCGCCTTCTACTACCACGGAGTAAGCCTTGAGGGCCGAGTCGTATGCCCACTTAATCAACTCGTCGGAGAAGATCCAGAAGTTGGACAGGGTACGGTACTCGACACCATAGGGCTTGTAGCGGCAGGCGCCGGCCTTACCGTAGAGCAGCTTCCGATCGGTGTCGCCGTCGATCAGTACCGAGGCCAGGCCCAGGTAGATATCGCAGGCTTGGATAACCGCACGGCAGTTAGCCTTGGTGACCGGCAGGTCCTCGGCAAAGCCGATGTGGATGTGACCACCAGCAGTACGCAGGGTCGGGGGTGCATCGGTCGGCATACGGTTGCGGCTGCGGGTCCAGGCGTTGTAGTCCGGCTCACAACCGAAGACGAATGCTGCATCACCGAAGCCACGGAGAACATCTTCCTCGTAGAGGTGGGAGGACAGGTTGTCGATGACTTCCAGGCCGAAGGGCTTGATGGTCTCCCGACCGATGTTCAGGACGCTGGTGATGCCGTGGTGGAATTGCTCGAAGGAGTTGGCCGGATGGATGTTGTATTCCAGCAGAACGTTATCCTCCTGCAACGCCCCACCTTCCACCGGGATGGGTTCGTCTTTAGTACCACCGACGAAGCCGATGGCAGATGCGGGTTCACGACCGAAGCCTACGAAGACTTCCGGGTCAGCACCAATCAGAGGGATATTTTTCATGGCAGTTCTCCTATTTAATCAGTTGGTTTTCGGTGAAGAATTGAATGAGGGTGTCCTCGTAACTATCGAGAGGCATTACCTCATATTGCTCACGGTTCTTGTCGTTGAGGTCGTAAGTGATACCTGCGGACACGCTGATGATATCATCATCCTCGTACCCATCCAGGCCGAGTTCCTCGATAGCTCGGCAGTCTTTGGTATACCCCTGCCAGAGAGGGTCCTTGTGGCCGCTGTAGAGACGCTTGAAGGTTTCCCGAGTACGACCCATGATATCTTGGATATCGTACAGGGTGGGCCCGTGGAGAAGCTCTGGGGCTTGTACATAATCACCCCAGCTATCAATCCGCCCCAGTCCCAAAGCCTTGGCCATCGTCTCCGTCAGGTAGGAGTCATCTACCTCTATGCCCTCCTTCTCGCATTGCTCACGATACTGGCCAGCAGTCACGGGGATCATGCTGACGTAGCTGTCGCAATAGAAGTTGTGGCCAATCCTTGCGCAGGCCACGAGGACTGCAACCACGGGGTCCAACTTCTGAAGTAGGTTCGGCTGGTGGCTGACGTGGACCAGCATGTGGGCCATCCGCAGGGCGTTGATGATGGGACCGCCAGGCTTGTCCATATCTACCCGGACGTAGAAGCGACTCATTGCCCGAGGGAGTTCGAAGTCCCCGATGGGCTTGAGATCCCCATTGCCATCCCACCATTCCTTGGGGAGATCCTCGGACGCCGCCAGGATAGCACCATCGGTCATCCGGTTGACGAAATCACTGTTGAGGAAGTCCACAGCGATCCTTCGGGTCACTTCGTTGGCAGTGTGGGAAATGAAGTGGACAACGCAGCCCGCTTCACCATTCCTGTCCTCGAAGTCCCCGTAGCAACGGGTATGACCATTGAGGTTCTTAACTTGGGAGAAGGGCCGCCCCTCCCGATCGATTACTTCTGCCGCATACATTCCCATGATTAATCTCCCATGAGTTTCTTGAGGTGTTGACAGACGATGTGTAGTTGGGGAAGGAATGCCTCCTTGCGTGCCCCGTTCATCGGACGAGACAGGTGAGGGGGTATCAACTCGATACGTTCCCCCGCGTTCTTCACGGATGGTACGTGCTGAGGGAGCAACTTGTTGCCCTGGAAGAACGGCCAGTGGCTATCCTCCCATTTCCCCAGGTAGCAGGGCTGAGGGTATATGGTGATCTGGAACTCCTTGTCCATCGTCTTCCGCATACTCTCGATCTTCTCCTTATTGAAACCATAGTAAGTAGGAGTAACCCCCAGGATGAAATCCCAGGTGCCATCCTCCTGCTTCATCCACCGGCCATAGGTTCCTTGGTCTTCGACCTTGGGCATTTCCCAGTCGCCCTTGAGGAGTCTTTCGACGGCCTCGGGCTTCCACACCTTGCCGTGGACGTTTCGCAGGGGGTGCTCGGTGTACCCATTGGCCATCAGGTTGTAGCAGGACATTGCCACGTAGGATAGGAGGAATCCGTGCTTATCGGCCAACTCCAGATGGGCCTCTTCCTCCCAATCGAACGCACCAGAGGATACCCACTTGAAGAGGAGTTTGACCACGGGATACCAGACCTCCGGGGTAGTGGTCCGGGGGTTCATGTAGATACCGCACACGTAATCGTTACCCCACATGCGGTCATCGGTGAATACCTTCTGGTTGGGGAATCGATTCCAGGGTGCGCTCTTGGCCTTGGACCCCATGCGCCAGTGGTGGATCTTGGGGACTTTTACCTTGGTGTTGGCCACCGTCAGGGTAATGTCAGCGAACATCTTGTTCATCTGGCGGATGTACTTGGGGGTACGGCGAGCTTGGATGTAGAACCAACCGTTCCAGTTCGAGAAGTACTTAGCCTCCAGAGCGCCAAAGCAGGAGCTACTGGTCATCATGACGAGGGAGTTCCCGTGGTTCATTGCGTACTTGAGTCGAGCCATCTTGTTTCTCCTTGGTTGAGTTAGCCAGCAATATCCCCAGGGAGTTCCTAGGGATATTACTAACGCCCTCTTAGAAGGGGCCGCGACGCTGCTGCTTACCCTTGTGGGGCGCAGGAACCTTGGTGGCCTTGTAGATGCCGCCATTCAGGGTCAGCTCTCCGGAGGTTCTCAGTCGCTCGTAGAAGACTTTGGCTTTCATAGGCTGTATCCTTGCTGGTGATGAGGGGAGTAAGGAAGGCCATGCACAAGCTGATGAAGAGGACTACCATCAGGAGGTAGTATACCCAATCATCATCAGGTGGCCTCTTAGGGGATCCAGCGATTGCTGGGATATTGTAGATCGCGTCATATATGTCCGAAGTTACCTCACTGGTACGGTAACACCGGCGGTGCCCTTGGGTGCGGTCCCCATTGCTGTTCGTCATAGTACATCAGACCTCCACCGTGAAGGTATGACCCTTGGGAAGTAATTCGAAGATATACTCTACCCGCCCTGGTTGAATGTCCCAACTGTTGCCAGTCTCCAGGCATACGAAGGGAAGCGTCTCGGTGTCAAGGTTCAGTCTGCCTGACACGAAGATTCGACCACCCCCTCGGTGACGCCAGAAGTGGGGGACTACTTCTTGGGTTGTTCGAACCTTTACTTCATTTTTCAGTCCTGCCAATTCATCACGAAGCTCCTGGATCTCCATTTCCATTCCTCCGCACTGATGGCGAGCATCATCGCCCTTCGCTGCTGCGTCGAGCGCCATCGCCAATGACTTCTCCAATTCCTGGATCTTGGCCGTGGCTACTTCCAGACGCTTAGCGTACTCGTCGCGGTCATACATAACCTGCATGAACTTCTCGAAACTGACGATGGGTTTCTCCGACTCACTCATCATCCACCCCCCAGGCGCTTGCTGTAGTTGTACAGGTACTTCAAGAAGAAGAGCCCATATAAGATGGAGCCAACCAGAAGACCGGCACCCAGGGCGTTAGCCGAGGTTGAACCAGAGGTCATCAGGTAAGGAAGGATTAGAAGGTAGAGAACCCACAGGGGGATAGCCACCAGCATTGTCCGGGTATACAGCTTGAGCATTTGATACCTCACATAATAAGTAAGATATAAAGGTAGGACCTAAGGTATCCTATAGGTATAAGAGCAACCCCCGGCACCTTAAGGTTATTATACCACACATCCAGCAGAAAGTCAATAGGTCAAATGTTACAAACCTTCAACCAACTTGCTGATGAAGTCCTCGCTCGGGATGGACCCGTGGTCCCAGTCGTATCGGACCAGGTTCTCCCGGCACAACTTACCCCAGGTGTCACGGACCCGGAGGATGTGGACTCGCACGAGAGTGTCGTGGTTGTCGCTGCTGGCCCAGGGGTTGCTGGTACTCCCCAGGCGGCTGAGGTTACGGTCGGCGACCCGCTGCTCGTTGTTCAGGGAGAAAACCATGAGGGCCTCACCTTCGTGGTACTGATCGGCCAGGGCCTGGATAACATCCATTGCAAATTTCTTGGGGCTGAACCCCTCGGAGTCCTTGATCGATTGGTAGTCAGCGGTACTCGTCGGGCCCATACCGGTGTAGATTTTGGCGGTGCAGCAGGAGGGGAAGTTGTGCTCTCTCATTTGATGATTCCTTTGATAAGCAGATAGATGGAGGTGAAGAACAGTTTCACCGAGAAGAGGAGGAGGTAGACCATCAACCCGAAGGAGATCAGTGGGAGTGACAGGGGCCACAATCCACCAATGACGATGGCGTGCTCTTCTTTGAGCCTTCCACTATCCTCGAAGAGGGCCAAGGTCATGCACACACCTACTGCTGCTATGAGGAAGTAGATGAAGAGGCACATCATGAGGAAGAAGGATGCCGCTGCGTAGTAGACCACACTTTCCATTAGAACCTCCTGTAGTGGCCGCTGAAGAGCCGCTTGGCTGATATGAAGACTTCCTTGAGGGGCCTGTAGCAGGCGAAGTACAGGATCATCCCCGGCAGGGACAAGGGCCAGAAGAAGGACAGGAGAACTGCCCAATCACGATCTGACCCCCACCTCATCCCACACTCTTCCAATACCGCATAGATCAGGCAGGATGTGAACCCATAGACCGCCAACCCGAAGAAGGTAACGGCGGACACCATGAGGATTTCTGGAGTTGTCATCACCAGTCCCTCGCGCAGTTGCAGCAACGGCCCTCTTTAGGGCCGAAGACTGGCATACAATGGGGGCAAGCCTCCCCGGATTGGATCATGGCCTCCCTGGCGTGCCGCAGGTAAGCCGATCGACTCGACTCCACACCTACGGCTGCCAGGGTGAAACCAAGCTCACCACGGGGCTCCTGGGGGCCTTCCTGACGGGTCATGTTGAACCCACGTTTCTCTACTCGACGCTTCATGCGGCGCTCCTGGGCCATGATTTGGCCGATCATTGGTTTATTCTTCATACGGACCCCATACCCTGGCGGACACGTGGAACTCCTTCGCTGGGTAGAGTTCCCCGATGCTGGGTATGGCCTGGGCTTCGAGGATGCTGAACCCGCTCTGGCTGATGATGACAACCTTATTACCTTCCTTGAGGAAGACAAGATCGCCGGAGTTTTTAGGGTTCACATAAACCCCATCCGCTCGCTTGCTGATGTGAAGGTCGTTCCGGGGGCGGGACGCTGCTACAGTGAAGGTAGTGTTTGTCATGGGTCACCTCAGTGGACCCGATGAACCTTGTGGTCCACCGGAATGCCGAGTTCGTAAAGGGTTTCGGTGATGAACTGACCGAAGTTGATGACCTTCAGGTGGACTTCACCATTGGGGCTGGCCAACCAGTAGACTTGGGGTTCAGTGGATTTCATAGACGATACCTGCACGTTTGCCGAAGATCGACACACGGATATGAGTAACAGACCAGTTAGGGTACAGCTTGGGGTTAGGCTGGTATCGACGGATGACAACCTTGGATACCAACCAGTGGTAGATGTATTGGGCGGGCGTCATAGTACACACCCTAGGCCGGAGGTCCGAACCGATGGACTTCGATGGACGCAGCCTTGATGGTCACGGGGTAGAACCCGCAGTCAACATCGCCGCTGAAGTATACGGCACCCACGGGTCCACCGAAGATATCCACGATGAAGAATTCATCTGCAACCTCCATGTACATAAAGACACGCGGGTTTGCAGCCCCGTCCTCGTCCTGGCGGATGTACAGACGCCCCGACTCCAGATCCTCCCAAGAGGCAACCCGGATCTTACTGGTTAGCATATTGTAATTGAGTTTCATGTTACACCTCCTCGATTGGGATGACCATGAGGTCGCCGAACATATCTTTGACCCTGTTGGATGAGTCCTTCACGGCCACCTCATAATTATTAATCATGGCCTTCGCCGAAGACAGGGTCGGGGTTTTGCACCAGGGAGTACCCCCTTGGTAGATGTAGCAAACATTCTGGTAAACAAAAACCATATGCCTACCAATCACCACTTTCTTTTTAAAAACCCCCACTGACCCGTTACTACAACCCTTAGTCACGATCACCTTACACCCCCTTGAGGACGTAGGCATCAAAGGAATCCTCCCTATCCTCGGGGATTCCTTCGAGTTCGAAAGTTACATAGCGACCGTACTCCGCCCGAAGGTAATCAAGGAACTCGTCCTTGACAGCCTCTGGGTCGGTAGCGCCGCCTAGGGAAGCCATGTTGTAGAGGGACGACAAGTGGTATCGCCACGGGACGTATACGGTTCCATCCTCAAGGATGGATACCTTATCCTTTGGCAGGCCCATCATGGTGTTTTAACCAGACGCAGGCAGCTAAGGCCCCGGTAGGTGCCATAACAAACAACCCCTTCCTCCAGGTCGTAGAGCCTGTAGATACTCACTCCATCCATCTTGCCAACCACTTCGCCCCTGCTTACATCCACGGGTGCATCTTTGCGAACCACCGTGGTCGCACCAATCACCCAACCGATAGCCAGTCCCGACAGGATGATGGCTGCGAATGAGAAACCATTCATGGCTATACCTCGTAGCAATTCAGCTCGCAAACAGTATGGATCACTAGTTGTCCAGAAGCGAAGCTATACAGACAACCATTGCTAAGGCTGACGGCGTGTATCCAGTTCTCATCCGCCACAACTTTGTTACTTTTGATTGTGCAGAGCATGTACACACCGCCATCGATAAGAAACGTCTGATGTTCAGTCAAGGTTCGGATGCTCACACCTTGACGGGGCCACACCTTGATATCCATGGGACTACCTCACGATGCAAAAGGGATGCTGTCCAAGATCGAGGACAGGACGAAGAGAACCACCCACGTTACCAGCAGCAACCCATTGGAACGTGAGCGTATGGCGGCACATACAATAGACTTCCATGTACTCACCGTGCCCTTACCTTGGCCAGCGATGCACGATTAGCCCGCAGCCGATTCAGCTCCAGGGTTTTACCAACGTGGTTTCCTCCGGAGTTAGTCAACTCACGGACAGCCTTGGCAATCTTGCGGTCGATAGCCTCGATGGCTTGCATGTTGCGGCTAACCTTACGATAGTCGTTGCGCTTCACGGGATGGTTTCCTTTGTTGATTTCCCAAGACTCCCCAGCCTGCGACCATAGGTCCGGTGGGGGTTTCGGCCAGGAATCACCATGGCCTCATCAGTTGGGTCAGTTGATACCCATTCCTTCCTTCCAGTCACGGAAGAAGAAGTATCCGATGCCTACACAAGACACCACGATAGCTATCGTCATCGCTTCAACCTCTTAATCAATTCTTGCTGTTCTTGCTTCCACCGGGGATCGGGATGAACCCTCAGCATCCTAGTGAGCTTCTGCAACCGATTAACCATGAGTGCCCTTTCGTGGGCTGCTTCGTAGGGGGACTTCATTTGGTCCACCCGCAGAGGCCCATGCAACGGCCTTCCACATAGACACCACAGGCGAATTTACCATCGACGAAAGCCCAACGGTAAACCACCTGTTCAACCCCGTTGCTATTGTACGAACGGGAGTTACAACGCCCTTGCACGTAATCGTTTGTAACATCTACCAGAAAGCTACCAAAGGGGGTCCACACGGTTTTATCCTCGGTTAGTTCATCCATACAATACACGGACCTACCATGTACTCTAGGGAGGAACCAAGGGGCGCGTCATAGTACGCCCCTGGCCCTTACAGGTAATGCCTATCCGCATACCTCTTCGCCCTTGCTACCTGCCCACGGTTTACCATGGACAGATACTTTAGTATGCGTTGCTGGTGAGGGGTGCGCTTAATTGCCTTGGGGAAGAACCAAGCGCTACCCACTACTCGCATCAGGCCGCCTCGCCGTTGGGGAACATCTGGCGCAGCAGGGTATTCAGCTGATTCACTTGGTCAGCAGTTACCTTGGACTGGTCCTTGAACTCGCTGTCCAGTTCCTTGTTGCAGTCCTTGACCAGACGCAACAGGCGAGCCTGGAGATCAATCGGCTTGAAGTTATCCGCAGTCTCCGCCGGGCCGCAGTCGGACCAGTGGGTGTTCAGGATACCAGAGAACAGCGCCAGGTCCTCTTCGGTTTCACCCTGGCGAACGCCCTTGTGCTGCTTATTTCCGTCGAACTTGAACTCTTTCTTGAGTTCGGACCACTTGACCGGCGCATAGCGTTCGAAGTAGCGGCGCAGGCTGTTGGTCTTAGCGCCCTTGGGCATCATGGCCAGCATCGCACGGATCGCCCGAACATCACCATGCTCGTGAGCCAGTACGGTAGCCGATGCTGCCAGTTGTTGGGTCGCTTCGTTCCAAGCCTTGTTGAACGACTTCAGAGCTACCAGACCAGCGGTGATCTGATCCTTGCCCAGGATTTTGTCTGCGGTGAGTACAGTTTTCATAAGTATTTCCTTTTGTTTCAGGAGTTAAGGAGAATGTCAAGGGGGTTACGCCCCAGACGTGGGCTACCAAAGACCGACTTCCGATTGTTGCGATGGATATCAGTCTTAGCAGTCTTGCGACCGCCTTTATAGACTGCGGTCCTTTGTTTCGGTTTGCCTTTCACTTTAAGTCCCTCTAGAAGATACATTGCAAAGGGTTATTCCTTTGTAATATATCCTACCTAACTCCGAGGTTACTTGTAAGAGGGAGCCTGATGGCTATCGTAGGGAGTAACCTTACCTGTTAGGTAGGGATGCGTCTTGCCCAAGGGACTCTCGCATACCAGTCACGATAAGCTAGTAGTAGGGATTCGGATGGCTACCCTTTTGACCCAGCCTTTTTCAATAGTCTAACCGCCGTTCCTGGGTCCGCAATCAAGCGGGTTATCCTGGGGGATTGGTTAGACCTAAGATACTTGGCTGTTGAGTGGTCTAGCTTAAACTATCGGCATTCCCCAATGCCTGCCCTACCTGGGGGCTTGTATCGCAACCATCTTAGATGGCTGGGGAGTGGTGCCTATGTTAGAGCCTTGGGCTTGGCTTGTCAAGGCTACGCTAATCCCCTGGGGGAGTCATGCACGTTATGCCGTTGACGTGGGGCGAACTATACCGCTTCCCCGATCCCTTGTCAACCCCCGATACCTGCCGGCTTTACACTTGGGCGACTTGGGCGTTCTCCCTAAGTTGGCAGCCCCCGTTAGTGTCCGTAGACTCGGGGGATGGTGGCCTAGGTGGAACGTGGGGGCCATTAGACCCGGTTCCGCGGGGTTTGTCAAGCCCCTGGGGTTTCCCCCGATGCCTATCGGTTTCCCTCAAGGCGGCGCCATTACGCCATATTCTTTACGGGGTTGTCTACTGGTTTTTCATACAGTCTATGGACTATCAGTCCCCCAGCAAACCCCCGGATATAGACAGTCTTTGACTATCACAAGGTATCGTTGGATGTCAATAGGGGATCAAGGGGTTATCAAGGGATATTCCCCCCGATCCACCCCCTGAATACCCTAAGATTTTTCTTATGAATACCCTTGGGTCCACCCGATGAACGGTATCCCTAGGGGTTGATCCTGGGGTTAGTCTCATGGTATCCTAGGGAGGGGCTAGGGGCTATACCCCTGGGGATAGGCCACCCCAACGTTAGCCTGGGGGATTCTGGGGGG